TACCTAGAAATCATTTGCTCGGCGGTGCTGTAATGGGAACAACCATTGAAATCGATCAAGCCTTGATTAAAGCGGTCGATGCGATCCCGCTAACGCTTCGCAATGGGCCTCTAGGCAAGTGTCTCGAGGCGTTTGGCGAAACGATCGCAAGGGCCTGCAAATCGCAGGCTAGGAGCTCTCGGGGCGGTAGTCGGCTCAAGTGGTCGAAGAAGTACAAAAACAATCCTGCATTCCAAAATGATTCGCGGGATCACTTTGGACACAAGGTCATGCGAAACGGACTTGCTGTTTATGTAGGAGCAAAATTCGACAAGGGCAACAAACAGCAATTCGTCATGCCTATCAAAAAAGGAACAACCTATGTCCGCAACCTTTGGGGCGAGTCAGGTCAGCAAATACCAAGGATTAGCAGGCGTGGAAAGCCGTACATTATGACACGCAAAAAGGACGCGCAAACCGCCGATTTTCCGGTGCAAGATCGAGCACCCGTCAAGGCTTTCGACATCACGAAATCACAAGCTGGACAAGCTTTTATGAACGAACTACAAAAGCAAATCAAGGAGCTTCGCCTTGGCTAGAAATCTACAACTCACATCAAAGGTAACCATTGCATCTAGCGGAACCGTTTCAAGTTCATTGACGCTCGAAGGCGGTCGAACGGTGCTTGCACTCAGAACGCCAACCGCGTTGACGGGCACTACGTTTACCTTTCAAGCTTCCGACGATGCAAACAACTTCTACGATCTCTACAACGGATCAACGCAATATAGTGTGACCGTTGCAGCATCGCGGTTCATCGCATTAAATACCGAAGTTATGGCCGGTGTGCGATACCTTAAGGTGGTCAGCAATTCCGCAGAGGCGGCATCTCGGGATATCATCGTCATCAACGGGGAGTTGTAATGTCGGCGATCGGCGAAGCATTACGAACAAAGCTACTCAGCTACAACACTGTATCAACGCTTGTTGGTCAGCGAATGTATCCCGATGCACTTGTCCAAAATGCTCAACTGCCTGCAATTGTTTACTATGTGACATCAACCAAACGAGATCACGCCATCGACGGTGTAACCAAGTCGGCTCATGCCCGAGTAACCTTTGATTGCTATGCAACTACTCGGCGGGTCGCAAGCTCGATCAGCAAAGCGATTCGCGAAACCGGAATTGATTTTTTTCGCGGGACTGTTGACGGTTACTCATTTGCAGGAATCGATTTTGACAGTGCCGACGAATACCTAAACGACACTCCAACCGATGGAAACCAAGAGCATCGGTATTTGGTTAGCTTCGATCTCTTGGTTCACTATGGGGAGCCCTAGACATGGCTGCATTGACTGTACCGACTACTGGACTTGGAGCGACCATTTCCGGGACTGGCTTGATTACTACCAAGCTAAAACGAATTGGCGAAATGACCATCGGAGTCGATCAACTCGACATTACCGACTTGGGAGCGGCTGGATTCGAGTTGCTTCGCCCTTCGGATCTTCGCAAAAATCCCGAAGTCGAAGTGGAATTCTATTGGCTCGGATCTACGATCCCTTTTACGACTGCCATGATTCCATCGGCTGAACCTTACGCGGGAATCTCAGTGACGATTACGCTGCCCGGTGCTGGATCTTTCCAGGGAACTGCGTTTGTCAAGTCGGTCAAAACTCCGACGCTCGAAAAGGGCACCATCATGACCGGAAGCTACACGCTCCAGTTTGACGGTGCAACAGATATCACTTTCACGGCTGCTTAATAGGAGCGAGCATGTTTACTTTGGTTAGGCAACAAGGATATTCGGTTGACGGTCGGTTAAAAGACCTCAACCAATTCCAAATCGGCGTTAATGGTGTTTTGGTCGGCTATCTTCCTTTCGGCAAGGTGGCACAAATACAAGCCTTATTCCAGTTTCCGCATGATGCGTTGACGGACGACGAATTGGCCTCGATTGCTTTGCAGGCTGAACAGGTTCAAGGTCATCCGGTCGAAGTGCAACGGCCAGAGCAGCACTCCCGCAAGTTCTATGAGGATGCACTTGAAGCGATCCGCAAGGAGGAATCGGAAGATGAGTAACATCGAAGATGAGTTTTTTGCATTGGTCGAAAGGCCACTGAATACCAAGCCGGTGCTAGTCAATGGCAAGGAATATGTCTTGCATGAGTTGTCCGAAGGCGATGCGGCTGAAATGGAAGTCGCAATGCAAGACAAGAAAGGCAAGTTTGATTTGTCTCGGCATCGTCGGCTAATGGTTGCTTACTGCCTGCGTGACATCGAAGGAAACCGCGTTATTAGCGATCCCGAGAGGCTCAAGGGACTGCCAAAGCAGATCGTCGGCAAGCTTTACGAGGATTGCCTTACGTTGTCCTCGTACGATGCCAAAGAAATTGACGACTTGGTAAAAAAATCCAAACCAGCCCAAGGCTAAAGGTTGCCTTTCGGCTGGCATTGGCTTTTGGCATTGCGGATCCGCTCCGGTGGGTTCGCTCGATGCCTGCGGGACAGTTAAATCAGTGGGTAGCTTGGGACAAGGTTGAGCCAATGGGCGAGCAATGGTTGCAGACAGCAACGTTGGCACACGCAACGCACTTGGATCTATTTGTCCGGGCCGGCAAGGACTGTCCAGAGATCGAGGAATTCATGCCTTCTAGATACGCTCGAAAGAAAGTAAGCCTCAAATCGATTCTGATGGATGGCATGGATACCGCAAAAGAGATGGCTGGTCAGGTCAAAGCGATGTTTGGATTTGGAGGTAAGTAAGCGATGGCTCAAACAATCAACATTGCAAACATCAAGATCGGCATGGATGTTGACGAGCTCAAGAAGGGCGGCATGTTTACGCGCGGTGAGTTGGCATCTTTGACTCGCACAATCAAATCCGCCGAGACTCCATTGCAAAAGATGGCTAAAGACATTGCATTGCTAGATCGGGCCTATGCTGCGGGAGGCTTGAGCGTTCATAGCTACAACGCGGCAGTAGATGCTTTAGCCAAAAAACATGGAGTTGCTGCGATGTACGCAGAGCAAGCAGCAAGAGCCGAAGATAAGGCAACGCAAGCCAAGCTCAAAGCCAAACAAGCTGAGGACGCAAGGCAAGCAAGATTCCAGCAGTACCTTGAAGGAATTCGAAGGCAATCAGATGCGACGGATACCTTCGGCTCAAGTGCTCCTATGTCAATCAACAAGGCAACCTTCGCCCTCAACGGTTTGGCTGTTGCGGGTGCTTCGCTTGGTGCTATCAAGGGAATGGCTGACTTTGGTAAGCACGCTCTTGGTCTTGCGATGCAAGTTGAACAAGTGCGAGCCCAAATCGATGTGTTTACAAAGTCGGAAGCGGCTACAAAAAGGCTTATGGCGGAATTTGTCCGCATGGATCAAGCATCGGCGTTGAGTGCTACCAACTTCCAAGATGCTGCAAAGACATTGATGCAGTTTGGCGTGGGTGTTCGCGATGTTGTTCCAATAATGGAATCGATGAGCGAAATCTCGATGGGTAACAACGAGCGATTTCAATCGCTTGCATTGGCATTCGGTCAGGCTCAAGCGGCTGGACGGCTAATGGGCCAAGAGGTCTTGCAGATGGTAAACGCTGGTTTTAATCCTTTGCAGCAAATTAGCAAGGACACTGGCGTAAGCGTTGCTGAATTGCGTAAGCGAATGGAGGACGGAAAGATTAGCGTCGAGATGCTAAGTGCCGCATTCATCAACGCAACCAAAGATGGCGGGATGTTTGCGGGCATGAATGAAAAGATGGCCGCTACTACGTCGGTCAAAATTGCTAAACTGCAAAGCGAATTCAAGCAATTTGCAACCTCTGTAGGTGAAAGAGAAATAAAGCCTGGAATCGATCTTGCGTTGGATGGCATGATTAAGCTTGTCGAAATGTCAAAGCAAAAAAAGGAATTGACAGCACAGGAGAAAGCGATTTTTGAAGAGTCCGAACGGCTCGAAAAAAAGATGGCCGAACAAGAGCGAGAGCGTGCTAGGCTTGCTAAGCAAATAGCGGACGAAAAAGAGCGAGCAGCAAAGGCGGAAGAAAAAGCGATCGAGGCTGAAATCAAAAGGATCGAGGGTGAACGATCGGCGTTTAACAGTCGCATAAAGCAGATTAGCGAAGAACGAACCAAAGCAGGTATGAGTCCCGAGCAATACGAGAAAGCGAAGCTGTTCGATGACACGTTTGGAATGACAGCGGGAGAAAAGCAGCAAGCCGAAGCAGCATTGCTTGAGATGAGCGAAACAAGACGGCTTAACGAGCTCAATGCGGTTCACTCGCAAATCGAGTCAGCCAACAAGCAACTTGAGATTGAAAAACAAGTTGCAGCGATGAAGGATAAGAACTTCCTGTCTAGCGATGCCTTGCGAAAAGAGTACGCAACGCTTGATGAGATTTTCAAGCGACAGATCCAAGAGGCTGGAGACAACGAGAAGCAAAAAGAGGGTATCCGCAAGCGGGCAGCATTGGCAGAGCAATCGATCTTTGCTCGATCGGAGTTTGAAGCATCACAGCAAAAGAAACAAGGTGCTCAGGATCGCTTTGGTGCAATGGCTCAAACGATCGCAGCAAACATCGCTCCAGCGATGAAAGCAGGCACAAAAGAGGTAGCAGCGTTTTTGACTAAGCAGAACGCCGACATCCAACAAAAGATTGAGCAAAAGCGGTGGCAAGACGCGATGTTGTTCGAGCAAAAGAAAGCCAACGAAATGGCGCAGCAAGCCCCTAGACTACAATTTGCGAGGTAATCATGGCAAATGAATTAGTCGGCGCAGAACTTCGCAAGGGATCCGGTTTTTGTCGCAAGGGTC